TGCAAGTTGATACAGATTGGATTGCTTCTCCCAATTTTCATCAAAGTCTGGAAATACGCGCCACATAGACCATGACAGTAATCCGCCTAGAAATACGTAGAAAATTGACATATAGATCAGATTCATAGTTAAGTTGAAAATATGCCCCTTGACGGAAGGAACAACATGCAGTCCAACGTTCTTCATTATTTAAACGGAAGACAATATCAATAGTATGTCAGCACTTAGAACTTGGGGAAAACACTTAGTCTTAGACGCAGGAGGATGCTCTCCTAAAATGATTGGATGCCCAATTGTTATCAAAAACTTCACAAAAGATTTAGTTAAACGAATTGATATGGTTGCCTATGGAGACCCTCAAATTGTCATGTTTGGAACAGGTAATAAGAAGGGATATACTCTCATTCAATTGATTGAGACCTCTAACATTGCTGCACATTTTGTGGAAGAGAACAACACCATGTATTTGGACGTGTTCTCCTGCAAGGATTTTGATCCTTCAATTGTGAAGGAAACGGTTCGTGAGTATTTTGATGCGCAAAGGTTTAGTTCAAGGATTTTTTTAAGAGAAGCGCCTGTTGAAAAGTTAGCTTAAGGATCTTGCATTAAGCATACACCTGTAGTGGTTCGTGTTCCATCAGGACAGTTCTTTGCTTTATGTTGACTAGACATATCGGTAAAGTGTTCAGGTACAACTCGTTGAAGAATCCAAAATGCAACTACAAATCCGAGAATGTATAACAACCACTTATATGCTTTCGTCATTTATATCTACTCCATCAAAATAGTCATCTTCAAAGTCAAAACTGAATGTGAAGGTGAATCCATCAGAGTTAGTATAAGTAAAGTCCATATTTACTTTAGATTAGAAGTATATCTTCTTAATCCAATCGCGATCGGTTCGGTAAGTATTTGCACGAGTTGGCGCTACGTTTTTATTCAAGACTGCAATTGCATTCAACTTACGAAGTGTTGAAAGACGACCATATTTACCTACTGCTTTAGAAAGTGCAGCATGACGTTTCTCTGCTGAATCTGTATGATCATAACCAGCATCCTTAAGATCACCTTGTTTAAGAGGTCCAATGACTGCAGGACCCTTTCCAGGATTTCCCCTGTTCTTTATACAAGACGCTTTGACGCGATAGGTAGTTCCACGATTCAAAAGACGTCCAAGAATTGTCTTCTTTTTACGTGTGGCAGTGTATCCTTCTCTAAGAATCTGTCCTGATGGACATGTTTTTCCACCTTTTAAAAGACTTGAGATGCGTGTATCGTCTTCATGCATTTGTTAATCTATGGTATTTTTTCGATTGGGACAGGTAGAACAACCTTGTTGAGGAGTTTCTAAACGTGCTTTCCACATATACATGAAAAAGACAATCAGTGCAAGTAATGTGATACCTATCATTACCATTTAATTAGAAGATAGAAATGCTTCCTCTTAAAAAATCTAGTCATTTTGTAATGAAAGGTGGAGGAAACTGTTCATCTACTAGTGATCCTAAATGTGAGGTTCCTCAAGTTCCCCAAGTCCCTGTGAATGAATCAAAACAAGTTCTTCTACGTATTCAAGAGTGTAGAAAGAAGATTGAAGCACTAGAGAATGAAATACGAGCAATGCCTAAAAATACTGATCATGAAAGGACTATGGCAAAGATTAAAGTAGTCAGTTTACGAGGACAACGTGAACATTGTAAACGATTAGAACAACTTTGGCATGGAAAGAAACAACTTGGTAAGAGTAGACGCTCACTTAAACATCACAAAACTCATAAGAGGAGATGGGCATCCCGTACTACGTTGCGTCGCTCCTAAGAACTCACAAACATATTCAAAAAGAAGTCGGAAATCTACGTCTAGATTGTCAAGTATTAGGATTGGATTTTAATGCATTTATTCATACCTATTTGAAACCTGAGAACCCCATTGGAAGTGTCGTAGTAGCATTACGGAACTTCTTACGGGATGTAGCGTGTGGAAGAAAAGTGTTGATTGCGTTAGATGGATTGGTTCCCTATGCAAAGATCGTTCAACAACGGTATCGTCGTATGAGGAAACCTGAACCTGCTTTGTTTGATAAGCACCAAATCTCACCTGGAACTCCGTTTATGATTGAACTTGAAGACACTTTGCGATTCTGCTTTCCTGACTGTATTTTGTCTGGAACCGATGAACGTGGTGAAGGAGAACACAAGATCTTCAAGTGGCTTCAAGGGATGGAACCTGCTGAGCGTCAAGATATTCTGATCTACGGAATGGACGCTGATTTAGTCTTGATTTCTGTTGCTCAGTCATCTCTTGGATCTATTAAACTCATTCGTGAAAACCGAGATTCTGGATATTCAACGTTTGATATCAGCGCATTATGCAAAGTATTGCCGATAGATCCAGACGATTGGGTTCATATGTGTATCTTTTGCTTTGGTAATGATTTCATGCCAAATCTTGCGATGTTTTCATTACGAGAAGATGGATATTCACGAGCAGTTCATTTTGCCAAGAAAGATACATTGAAAGGGGCAGTGAAAGATGAACTCAAAGTCATTCTCAAACGAGCAAAAGACACAGATAGAAAGTTTGTTGCAAAAGACGGACATGCTCTTGAAAGTCGTATGGCACTTCATTTGATGGACGGTGTTCTAGATTGGAGTAAAGTTGAATATGCGTATGAAAAGACATTTGAATGGACTTTGCATTATTTCAAAACGTCCGATGTATTAGATTGGTGTTGGTATTATCCTTACCCAGAAGCACCTTTGTTCTCATCTGTTACTGAAAAAGAAGAACGAACCCTAGACTTCAAGTGGGAACATCCAACTCCACCGTTTGGAATCAAGGAACAGTTGGATTTCATTCTTCCGGGACGAGGTGTATTTCCAGATGAACTGTACGATGAAGGACCTGATTCACGACATATGTGGATGAAAGCATATGCATGGGAAACCGATCCTTACATTTCGTTACCGTGGAATCCTGTGACTCCATTTACGCACATTACCTTCGGACTTGGAAACGACCGCCACTAAGTCCTAAACGAGGCGCTAATCGTATATCAACTCTCACTGGACTAGGTATTTCTTGAGTAGGAGAGTCTAATACATGTCCAGGTAAAACAACTGTATCTTCTGGTATATCACGTTCAAAGTTGTTTTCATGAATTCGTACATATTGAGTTTCAATCTTCATCATTTCTTGAATCTTTTTTAATGCTGTGAATCCAGAAGAATCTTGCATGGTACGCCAAAATCGTTGAATATGGTTCAAATATGCACTTCGATACTGTTGTGCTGAACGAGATTTTACATTCGTTCTTAATATCTCAAAACATGCTGCAACTGTTGAATAAATGGGTTTATTCAATCTCCGGTTCACAGAATTGTGAACTCGAAATGTGAAGAGTAGAAAATCACGTCTAGACGATAACAATTGTGGATAGTTTCGTCGATACGATGCCAATGCAATTCCAAAATGCTCTCTACAACTTGGACATGTAATAGTTGATTGAAACATATCTAACCACGCTTGGGTTAATGTCTGTTCGGTTTGAGTTGGAGAATCAGGGTAGCATGACGCAACGGAATGTAAAGTCATCCATCCAAGTGGTCCCCAAATTGAAGTCATTACATTTACTTTGCGACAATCATTCCGGCTTCCATGCCGCCTTCTAAGATTTCTCTAACAATATGAGAAGGGGTTTTTGAATCCACTGAAAGACCTGATTTACGAAGTTGATCACGAACTTTGAGATCATTCATACTCTTTACTTTTTGTTTGATTGTTTTGCGTCGTAGTGCAGCACCTTTTTCAGTTAGAATCTTTAGAGTTCCTTTTCGGTAAGGTGGAGGTTTAGCAGGATCACGAACACCTACAATTGGGTCTTTTTTAGAACGTGTTCCTTTCATTACACCGCGAGGATAGGTTCGCATTGACTTATGCCGACTGCTTGCAACTTGAGGAGGAGGATCGGAATGATCCACCTTTTGAATTTTGACACCGGACATACTTATTCAAAATGGATAGATATATTTACAGCGAACAAGACCTTATACTATTACCATGTCGTCAATTGAATGGGAAGCAGTTCGTTCGTATTTCTCAAATGGTGTTCGTCGTATGGTAGATCATCAGGTAGACTCCTACGAGGACTTTATCCGAAATAAGATTCCATTGATCATTCAGTCAACACCTCCAATTACTGTGTGGCATGAACAAGATGAGACCCTCAAGAAGTACAAATACGAGTTTAAGTTATCGTTTGAGAACATCTCCTACATTAAACCACGAATCCAAGAAGCAACAGGACGTGTTAAACCTATGCTCCCTATGGAAGCGCGTATTCGCAACTTTACATATGCAGCACAGATGTATGTAGATGTCCGTTTCATTGCACGAACCTACAAAGGTCCTTTATTAGACACCTATGATGAGGAATCACGAGTGTTTGAAGGCATCAGTCTAGGCAAGATTCCAGTGATGCTTGGTTCCAGTTTGTGTTTGCTAAAAGACTATCCATTGAGTCTAGAAGCATATGGTGAATGTGCACACGATCCTCTAGGATACTTCATCATTCATGGATCTGAACGAACAATTTTATGCCAAGAGAAAGTTGCAGACAATCGCATCATGATTTTCCAGAACAAGAAGTCAACCTCCAAACATTTGTATTCAGTTGAAATCAAGTCACTTCACGAGTCATTCACTCTGCCTCCAAAGAAATTAGAGATTCGCATTAGTTCCAAGTTCAACGGATACGGTAATCCACTGACTGCATGTGTTCCCCGATTTCGTGAAGACATTCCAGTAGTCGTGTATTTCCGTGCACTAGGTGTTCTGACTGACAGAGAAATCACTCAAATCATTTGGGGATCATTGGACGATCCGCATGTAGAGTTATTAGCAGCATCCTTCCGTGATGCTTCTGAACTTGGAATCTTCACTCAACAAGAAGCCATTTCATACTTGACCAATCACTTGCAATATGGAACCAATCAAGAGGACAAGTGTGCATATGTTCGACAACTCTTGAACTCAGAACTCTTACCTCATGTCCGATTTGCAGGTGAATTGACAACTACACCGATTCACAATGCACGTAAAACCATGCTGATGGGTTCTATGATTCACCGACTTCTACTCACCTATTGCAAACAGATTCCTTTGGATGACCGAGATGCATATCCAAATAAACGTGTGGTAACTACTGGATCCTTGTTGACTCATCTGTTCCGTCAACTCTTCCAAAAGGTCTGCAATGATACTCGTAATGAGTTTGTACAAGAAGTAAACAACGATACATGGAAACGAGGTGAACCTCGTCCAATGGACATCTTGAACACGAATAATCTGTATAAGATTCTTAAACTCTCGGCAATTGAAGGTAAACTCAAGCAGGCATTGGCAACAGGCAACTTTGCAGTTCAAGGATTAGGCACAGTCTCTTCAATGTCCAATGCATCTAAAGTAGGTGTCTCTCAAGTTCTAGGTCGTATGTCCTATGCAGCAACCATCAGTCATTTGAGACGTATTCAAACTCCTGTTGAGAAATCAGGTAAGTTATTGGCACCTCGTAAACTTCACGGTACATCCTGGGGATTCATGTGTCCAGTTGAAACTCCAGAAGGTCATTCAGTAGGTATTGTCAAGAACATGAGTTTGTTGACCTCAATTTCACAACATGTTCCTTCAAGTACAGTTCTTCACTTCTTGCAAGATGATGCACGATTGACTTGGATTTCAACACCTAAAGTCTATACTGGAACATCTATTACAGTCAATGGAGTCTTGGTTGGTTATACAGACAAACCCTATGAAGTGGTTTCATCCTTGAAACTTGCAAAGCAAACTCGTCGCTTACATCCACATATATCCATTGCATGGTATACGATGATGAACAACATTTCAATTGAGACTGATGGAGGACGATGTGTACGTCCAGTCTTCAGGAAAGGTTCAGATCCTCCAAAAGATCTAACAAGTTGGAATGAATGGGTAGATTCATGCGTGGATTACATTGATCCTTCTGAATCAGAGACGCTTCGTATTGCAATGACACATGATGAACTAACACCTTCTCATACACATTATGAAATACATCCATCCTTGATTGTAGGACATATGGCATCCACTATTCCATTGTCCGATCATAATCAATCTCCTCGTAATACCTATCAATCTGCTATGGGTAAGCAAGCAATGTGTATCTATGCAGGCAACTTTGCAAAACGTCTTGACAAGAACGCTTATGTTCTCTGTTCCATTGCAAGACCTATTGTAGAAACACGATCCATGAATATTCTTAAGATGCATGAGATGCCTTTCGGTATGAATGCAATTGTAGCAATTGCCTGCTACGGTGGATACAATCAAGAGGATTCAGTGATTATGAATAAGTCTGCAGTTGAACGTGGATTCTTCCGAGGTCTCTATTACGGAATGTATAAAGATGAAGAGCATCGTAATGTAACATCCGGTCGTGAAGAAAAGTTCATGAAACCTCAAAAGCACGCAACACGCAAATACAAGAATACATCATATGAAGCAATCTCTGAATCAGGTCTTCCTATCATCAACTCCGTTCTTCAAGAGAACGATGTAGTCATCGGTAAAGTTGTCAATCTACGAAATGATGCAGCAGGTTATGCATTCCGTGATGCTTCTACGACACATAAGAACTCTGAACCTTGTAGAATTGATGGAGTGTGGCAGGACAAGAATTCAGATGGATATCCTTTCATCAAAGTGCGTACCGTATCTGAACGTATTCCACAGATTGGTGATAAGGTATCCTCTCGTCATGGTCAGAAGGGAACCATTGGAATGTTGATGGAAGAAGAGGATATGCCATTCACTGCAAGTGGTCTTCGTCCAGACATCATTATGAACCCTCATGCAGTACCATCTCGTATGACAATTGCTCAGTTGATGGAGAACATCTTTGGCAAGATTGGTGTTCGTAAAGGAACCTTAGGTGATGGAACTCCTTATTCACACTTGAAGGTTGAAGATCTCAAGAAACACATGGTTGAGTTAGGAATGCATCCTTACGGAAATGAGATCCTCTACAATGGACAGACAGGTGAGATGATGCAAGCAGAAATCTTTATGGGTCCTACATTCTACCAGCGTCTCAAACACATGGTTATTGACAAAAAGCATTCACGTGCACGAGGACCAATTGTATCGCTTACCCGACAACCTTGTGAAGGACGTAGTCGTGATGGTGGTCTGCGTGTAGGTGAGATGGAAAGAGATTGTATGTTATCACACGGTATCTCGGTGTTTACCAAGGAGCGTCTGATGGATGTTTCCGACCCATTCAATACAGGTCTTTGCAAATCATGTGGAACACTTGCAGTTGTCAATCCAGTCGAAGGAATCTATGCATGTGGTGTCTGTGGAAACAAGACCGACTTTATCATGAAGACCATTCCATATGCAATGAAATTATGGATGCAAGAACTGGAAGCAATGCATATTACACCTAAGATGATATTGGAATAGGATCCTCAGTTTGAATCATTGTATTCAAACTTTCACGCGATGGTGATTTAGGTATTTGTGTTTTGTAACGATGCATATCTCTTCGATAAAGATACACAAAAAATCCTCCAACTACAAAAATTCCAATAATCGTGCCGATTCCAAATGGGTCCATTTTTTTAATTCCCGCGTTCATCCTGAAAGTTTGTCTCTGCTTAAAACAAAATGCCTGAGACTACTCCTGCTGGAAACTACAATGTACCTGGAATGGGTCAAACTGCTGGACGCCGAACCCGCAAGGGACCTTCTGCCAAGGCATTGAAGCGCGTCCTCAAGTCCCATGGACTTAAGTCTTCTGGTAAGAAGGCAACTCTTCGTGCCCGTGCAAAGAAGGCGCACCTCTTAAGCAAGGCTTAAATTATAACATAAAACAACCCACACTTTTGACATATACATGTCTGAGTTTGGTGCGTCGCCCTATCCTGTAAATAATTTTTCTTGCGCTTAAGCAAACAATATGGGTGGTGGTCTTCTTCAACTTGTCAGCTACGGTGCGCAGGACATCTACATTTCCGGCAATCCCCAGATTACTTTCTGGAAGGTGCTTTACAAGCGCCATACAAACTTCGCCATGGAGTCCATTGAAGTCACCTTCAACGGCCAGGCAGACTTCAACAAGCGTGTGACTGCAGTCATCAACCGTAACGCGGACTTGATGTACCGAACATACGTCCAAGTTGTTCTCCCTGCAGTTGACTTTTCCTCAGTCTCTCAACTCCAGCGATTCCGATGGCTCAACTACATCGGTCACCGTCTCATCAAGACGGTTGAACTCGAGATTGGCGGTCAGCGAATTGACAGACAGTATGGTGACTGGATGCAAATCTGGACCCAACTCTCCCAGGATGTTGGTACCACAGAGGCACTCAACGACATGATTGGTAACACTCATGATCTAGTTCTCATGAAGGACAAGAGAGGTTATGCATTGGATGCTTCATGCGCTGGTTCTGAGCTCACAAACACATGTGCTCCACGTGCAGGCACACCAGCACGAACATTGTACATTCCTCTCCAGTTCTGGTTCTGCCGCAACCCTGGTCTTGCAATCCCTCTCATTGCACTCCAGTACCACGAGGTCCGTATCAATGTTGAGTTCGAGCAATGGATCAACTGCGTTTACTACGAGTTGACAACTGGTGCAACTGCACCCACCAGCATTCAATCCTTGACTGCTGCGTCACTCTACATTGACTACATCTACTTGGACACTGAAGAGCGACGACGATTTGCCCAACAGACCCACGAGTACTTGATTGAGCAACTCCAGTTCACTGGTGCTGAGTCCATCACATCCTCTTCCAACAAGATCCAGCTCAACTTTAACCACCCAGTTAAGGAGCTCGTCTGGGTTGTTCAACGAGATTCCTTCGTTGACTGCACCCCTAACCAGGTCTTCATCCAAGAGGTCAATGGATGCCAACCATTCAACTACACTGATGACTTCAGCACTGAAGGAATTGTGATGGATGTCCTCGCACGTGGTTCATTGGCTTCAGGTGGTCCAGCACTATCAGTTCCTACAACTGTTAACGATGGTCCTTCAGGTCCATACCTTCCAGGTATTGGTTTCCCAGGAAGTGGTCCATCTCTCAACGGTGCATCATGGCTAGACACCAACTATGCAAACACAGGTGGCAATGACCAAGCAATTGTGTTTGAGGACACAACCAACTACCTCCTCGCAAAGGTGATCCTAGATTCTGGAGTCAAGTGCGAAGGTAAGAACCCAGTTGAAGTTGCCAAGCTCCAACTCAACGGCCAAGACCGATTCACTGAGCGTGAGGGACGATACTTCTCCCGAGTGCAACCATTCCAGCACCACACTCGCACACCATCTCAGGGTATCAACGTGTATTCCTTTGCACTCAAGCCAGAGGAGCACCAACCATCAGGCACTTGCAACTTCTCACGAATTGACAAGGCAACCCTCCAACTCACTGTCTCAGTCAACACAGTGCGATCTGGACGAACTGCTCAGGTCCGAGTGTATGCAGTTAACTACAACGTGTTGCGAGTGATGTCAGGCATGGGCGGCTTGGCATACAGCAACTAAACAACAT